TCCTGAAAACTCTGGCAAGGATTGTGTCAGCTTTTGTGCTTCGCCTTCTACATACTTCTGCATATTTGCTGACCTATCCGATTCTTGCTCTTGAGCAATTCGTTGTCTTTCAGCATTTACTTGTTGTAGTTGGTCTTTTTTCTCGGTCATTTCTGCGACCTTAACTGCATATCCTATTGGGTCGTTCTCTTTCATAGCTGCTAAATCTTCTGGACTGTCATTACTGCCAACCAAGAATTGTTCAACTGCTTGAAGTCGTTGAGCATAGTCATCCCTAACTTTTCTAGCTTCAATAATAGCTTTAGCTTCTTGGTCTATGACCTTACGCTGTTCAGCTACTTCTTGAGTCTTTTTCGTATAGTCGCTGCCAAGTTGATAAGATTTTTTAAGTTCATCAAGGGTAACTTCTTTTTCTTCACCAGCCGCTTTGACTGTGAAAGTTTGTTCTTCCTCAACTACTTCTTCATCCTCAATCTCGGAGTCATCTTCAGATTTTTCTGTATCATCATCAGCTTCTTCAGCTTCAAACTCTACATCTTCTTCTTCTGTTTCCTCTACTTCTGCTTCTTGTGTATCTTCTTCCTTTTCAGTTGGTTGCTCTTTCGAGTCCTCTGGTGCGGATAACATACCCTCAAATGCAGATGTTGCATCATCTATTGTTATAGGGTTATCATTCCCACTTCCAACTTCTGGAGTCGTGGTTTCTTCACTCATTGTATTTCCTTAATCGCCATCTAGGTGTGGCATTACCATACAGGCTATATGCCTATAATATTGTCCATGATTTATCCTTAATCTTGTCGCTATCGACTACAGATTGAAGTCTAGTCATCATGTTATTTGTTGCTTTAATCCTGTGATAAGCTCTTTCTCTTATAGCTACATCTTCTGGATTAGAGTTTTCTATTTCTGTGTAACACTCTTTAATCATATCTTGTATTTCATTAAGAAATGACACAGTATTTAATACGCTATTAATTTCAGCTTTTTTATCCATTACATTCCTGCAATGTTATTGATCTTGTCTAAAGCATTTATAAGTTCTTTAGATTGAGATACATCATTTTTTGCACTATCATTTTGTGCCTTTTGCATTAGCTCCATTTCTTTCATAGCCATGTCTGCTTCAAACTGTGCTTGTTTCTGTTGTAGCTCAAGCATTTCTTTTTGCACTTTAAGTTCAAGTTCTTGCTTGTCCATTTCTAATTGTGCCATTTTTGCTTGCATCTGCATTTCAGCTTTCTCTTTTTCTACTTGTGCAAGTATTTTAGCTGCTTCAGTATTAGGGTCAGTCTGTGGACTTTCTGCTTGTTGTTGAGCTAATTGATCTGATTCTTCTTGTGATATATCTTTTAAGAAACTAGATTCATCTTTAAATCCTGCCATGTTTACAAATTTAGCTAATGTATCTCTGTATTGCTTAAGGCTTACTAATGGATTGCTAAGACCATATTGTGTCAGCATCTGTTCTTGCTTATCAAGAACCATTTGCATAACACCTAATTGCTCACCCTTGCTACCATTACCTAGTCCAACATTGACTGTTATATTATATTCAGTAGACCATTCTCTAGGATTCATAGGAATGAAATCATTATTAACTTTAATGATTCTTTCTTTATCTTGATATTTACATACAAGTTGTAAGATGCCTTTAAATAAAGATGACACGCCAGTTTCAGCAAAGATACGAGCTATCAATTCTATTTTTCCACCCGCTGCACTTGTCATAGCGGCAACTGCTGTAGCTGTTACATTCTGTAATATGTTAGGGTCTAATCCTTGTGATGCTTCGCTGACACCTGTTCTTTTAGATTGTATACTATCTAGATACTCAAGCATAGGGAATGATTGTCCAGCACTAGATTGAACTGTAAGTGGTACTAAAGCATTAGGATTCTTAATTCTAATTACACCACCTGCTGTAGAGGTTAATAAGTCATCAAGATTAACTTGTCCTTCAACTGCGCCAACACGATAGTTATTAGTTAGGTATAAATTGTCTAGCATCTGTCTAGTAATAGTAGATTTAATTAATTGTAAATCCATTGTGCGATCAGCTAATGATTCACCAAAGAACTTATGTGGTATTGGAAAAGGGCATACACTATGAAATGGCTGATAATCACATTCTTCGTGCATAAGCACTTTGTTGTCTGCATAACAAACTCTATGGCGTTCTGCTATCCCATCACCATCTAAATCTGCTCTTACATAACACTCGTAATACTCAACTCGTTCCATGCTTTCATCTTCAGAGTTATTAGTATTAAATGGTTCTTCACCTGCTGAATACCTTGCAACTCTTTCTGGAGTAAAATCTAAAGTATCACCAGCAGATAGTTCTGCTACAACATCCTTATCGTAACCCATAGCAATTAAATCACTACGAGTAACTAAACTTCTCTGTGCTACAAAATCTGCATCTTCAATGTTAGTAGCTCTTTTATCAATTAAAAATTCTTCTGGAGCAACTGATTCAATTTTAACTTTAGAGAAATCTTTTGTGCGTTTGCATTTCACATTATAATATGTGTTGATAATAGGTGGTACTTCCATCATCATTGGCATACCCATCTCATCTATCATAGGTTGTCCAGTCATAGGATCAACAGGTGGTTGTCCAGTTTGTGGGTCTATCATTGGTTGAGGGTCTTGTTCTATAACATCTTCAACAACATCTTGTTCTACTATTTCAACTTCTTCGTCTTGCATAATCATTGCAAGTTCGTCTTCTGTTAG